ACCAGGTAGGAGGTGTAGAGATAATCGATCAGGATGTTCGTCTTTTTATCCGCCGCCGCGAAGGTATAGACGCCGGTGGCCTCGACCATGCTGTAAGCCCCCGCGGCCTCGTCGCCGACGGCCACCCGGGTGAAGGGGACGCCGGTGGCGGCGTAGACCACGCCGAGGTCCTGCTTAAAGGCGGTGTGGTTGGTCACGGTGACCGTGTAGGGGCCCGGCGTGTCAGCGATGAGTTGCGCCTCCGCCACCACCGGCACGATCTGGCCGGTGGCCGGAGGGGTGCTCCCAAAGAAGTTCTGGAAGACGCTCATCTTGATGTCGGCCTGCTTCGACTTCCCGGTGATCTTGCCCTGGGCCCGGAAGACGGCCTCGGCGAACTGGTTCTGGCCGTAGACCTCCTTGGCGGTAAAGGCGAACTCGACGCTGCCCTCCTGGAGCACCCCGCACTTTATGGGGTTGGGGACCGCGGGCGAGACGACCGGGGGGATGAAATACATGTTGCCGGTGCCAAACCAATAGACCTTAGCCATGTTTCAACTCCTTTTAGCTTTATTTACCAATTGCCAGTTCCCTGGAAGATCAGTAATCAGTGATCAGTGGCCAGTGATCAGTAAAGGCAAAAGCAAAGATAGTGATCAGTTATCAGTGGCCAGTGGCCAGTAAAGGCAAAAAGCAAAAACCTGATTACTGATTACTAATTACTGATTACTGATTACTGATTACTGATTACTGTTTACTGTTTACTGCTTACTGCCTTTGTCATCCTCCCAAAACCACGATTTCCACCGGGATCAGGACGGCGGCCTGGCCGTCCACCTCTCCCAGGGCCTTCAAGATCCTGCCGTCGATGCGGCAGTGGTAGACCAGGCCGCCCAGGGTCTGGCGCTCCTGGGCCGGGCCGGGGGCCAGGGCGGCGCACACCGCGTCGATCAGGGGGTTGATCACCGGCCCCGGCGGCTCGTCCTCGGGGATGCGGGCGTAAAAGCCCAGGTCCACATAGATGAAGTAAAGGGGAGGGCCGCCCTCCACCTGGTACTTGACGGTCTCGCCGGTCCCCTCCTCCTGGAAGAGGGCGGGCTGCTCGTCGGGGGTGACGTCCTTGGCCCAGCGGGCCCGGCGGCTGACGGTGACGAAGCCGGTTGCCGCGCTCACGAGGGCAAAGAGCGCCTCCATGATTGCTTCTCTATTCATGCTTCATAGCTCCCGGTTCCCAGTTATCAGTAATCAGTAATCAGTAATCAGTAACCAGTAATCAGTAATCAGGTTTTTGCTTTTTGCCTTTACTGGCCACTGGCCACTGATCACTGATAACTTTCTTTTGCCTTTGCCTTTACTGATCACTGGCCACTGATCACTGATAACTTTCTTTTGACTTTGCCTTTACTGATAACTGGCCACTGATCACTGATCACTGGTCTCTCACTGATCACTGGCCACTGATCACTGATCACTATCCTTTAATCCCCTCTGCCACCGCGGCCTGGATGGCCGCCAGGATTCTATCCCGGCTTTCCCTCAGGCTGGAGCGCAGGAAGGAGCGCTCCGGCATGCGCGAGCCCGGGTGGTGCACCAGCTTGCGGATGATGGTGTCGCCGCCCATCTGGAAGGCCAGGGCCTTGGCGTTTTTGGCCTCGATGATATGGGCCCGGGTCTGGCCGCCGTATTCGTGGATGGCGGCGTAGACCAGGTTGGTGCCCACGCTGGCGCTGAGGTCCCCGGTCATGGCGTAATTGGTTCTGCGCCTGAGCGTCCCGGTGATGTTGCGCAGTACCTGGCCGGAGAGCTTCTGCTCCTTGACGTAGGCGGTGAGGGCGATGGCCTCTGCCTCCACCGCGGCGCGCACCAGGCCGGTCACCCGGTCCGGGATGGCCCCCAGGCTGGCGATGACCGCCTCATCCCCGATGATTTCCGCGCGGATCATAAGTCAGTTTCCAGTGGTCAGTGGCCAGTGGCCAGTAATTAGTGATCAGTGATCAGTGATCAGTGGCCAGTGATCAGTAAAGGCAAAACTGATTACTGATTACTGATTACTGTTTACTGTTTACTGTTTACTGATCACTGATCACTGTCCTTTCAGTACACGTAGACCTTAAAGACCACCACCTCGGTGCGGCCCGCGGCGGTGGTGATGGTATTGGTGACGTTATAGGTGGTCCCGGCCGTGCCCCCGGAGAGCCAGGTGGTGGCCTTGGCATAGGGCGACCCGATGCTGACCGGGATCCCGGTGATCCCGGCGTCGAAGGTCCAGGCGCTGCTGGAGATGGTGTCGCCGGCCAGCCAGAGGGTGTAGTCGATGGAATAGTCCAGGACCGCGGCCGCGGGCTTGGCCGGGGCGTACCAGCCGTCGGGTCGGCGCTCGAAGGAGTTGTCGGCCCGGGCCGTGAGAGCCAGGGACAGAAGCAGTAGGCCGCAGAGTAGCGCCGAGGCGCACCGTTTCCTAAAGGGTCTTTTCATGGCCTTCCCTTTTTTTCCAGTAACCAGTTATCAGTAATCAGTAATCAGTAACCAGTAATCAGTAATCAGTAACCAGTAATCAGTAATCAGTAATCAGTAAGATCATCCCTATTCTTTGCCTTTGCCTTTGCCTTTGCCTTTACTGATCACTGGCCACTGATCACTGATAACTTTCTTTTGCCTTTGCCTTTACTGATCACTGGCCACTGATCACTGATCACTTTCTTTTGCCTTTGCCTTTACTGATCACTGGCCACTGATCACTGATCACTGAACTACCAGCACCCGGTTGTCAAACCCCAGGGGCAGCGTCCGGTTTTCCGGGCCCATAAGGAGCACGTAGAGAAACCTGACCACGCGCTGAAAAATACCGGCCAGTCCCTTGAAGCTGAACTGCTCCAGGGTTGCGGTCAAGGCCGCGGCTACCCCGTGCCCGCAGGAGAGGACGGCGTTTATCCGGTTCAACGACGCGGTTAAGACGCCGCCGACCCCGTGTCCCCCGGTCAGGCCCGCAGTAACCTGGACCAGGTTGGCAGAGAGGGCGGCCACAAAGTTGGTAATTACGGTAGTGGCTGAAAAAGCGGCGCTTACCTGGGCCAGCGCACCCGAGACATGGGCTGCCACCCCGTGCGCCCCGGTGAGGGCCGCGGTCAACTGCGTCAAGGCCCCAGACAAAGTCGAGACCAGCGAAGAGCCGCTCAGGGCTGCGCTGGCCTGGGTCAGCAAGCCTGAGATGGCCCCGGCCACGCCGTGCGCCCCGGTCAGGGAAGCGGAAACCTGGGCCAAGGCCCCGGCGACGGTGCTCGTCACCCCGTGCGCCCCCGTCAGGGAAGCCGACACCTTCGTCAGCGCCCCGGACAGGGCAGCCGTAATGTTCGCTAAATTGAAGGTAGCCGAGAGAGCCGCGGAAACTTGGGTCAAAGCGCCCGATAAAGTTGCCGCCAGGGAGGACCCGCTCAAGGCCCCTGACACTTGAGTGAGAGTTCCTGACAGAGTAGTTCCTACCCCATGATTCCCGGTTAAGGCCGCCGACACCTGCGTCAACGCCCCGGACAGGGTCGAGACCAGGGTATTTCCCGTAATAGCCCCGGAAATCTGGGTCAGCGCCCCGGCCAGGGTAGCAGTAATGCCCGATGAAGTGATGGTGGCCGAGAGGGCCGCGGTGACTTGGGTCAAGGCCCCGGACAAAGCGCCGGCGAAATCGACCACGCTGCCGGTAAGCGAGGCCGTTACTTGATTCAATGCTCCGGATAATGTTGCAATAGAAAAGGGAATATAGTACGCCTCGGTCTGCACCGTCGCCTGGGCGGTCCCGGCGAAGAGAATTGATAGAATAAGACAGATGATGGCTAACCGTTTGATCATGGGATGCTCAAGAATTTCCAGTAGAAAGTCTTGTATGAAGATACGTAAACCGATTGGGTCAAAGAACAGCGGATAGCCTGGTCCGAAGGGACAGGCACGCTGAACTTCAACGGCTCCGTCTGGGCGTTGACATAGGTGGCCTGGTAAGCAAGAATCAATGAAGAAGAATTAGCCCCTGAGTAAATCTTCAAGACGACGGTCTCGCCGTTCACCATGTTGGTGGTATCGACCACCAGGATATATGTCCCGGCGGTGGTGTTGGAGGCAAACAGGTAATCCTCGCTGCCGTCCGCTGTCTGGTTGCCGCTGGTGACCACGGTGAGGGCATGGGCGGTCCCGGATAAAAGCAGCAATAAGATGCCGATGATCGTTAAAAGGCGTCTCACTGTCGGCATAACTCCTCCTTAATCAATCCCGTAGAGGGCGATGCTAAGTAATCTAACGGTTGCACCATTGTTATTACACTGGCTGCGGCCCCAAAGGTTTGACCCGGCTGGGATGGTTGCCGGGAAAGGACCAACAAAACAAGGCAATACGATATAACTGCCATTATTGTAAACAGGAATATTGCTGATTATAGTGGTCACCGCTCCGGATGAAGGCCCCACGCCGATATCTACCAACTGACAAAGAACGGCCGCTCCGGAGGTCGCTAATTGTCCCACACCCATCAACAGCATCTTTGTGGGGTTGGCAATAGATGCAGATATCTCAGTCCAGGCTCCTTTAGTATTGACGGTGCCGCCCGGGTCAACAGTTATGCCTTGACTCGTTAAAGAACTTGCCCCGTATGCGGTGACTCGCTGGAAGGGTGTTGATGGCATGAATCCGGGCATAACCAAACTGGCGGTGACATAAACGGCGGAGGCGGCGACGACCCCTTGAGATTGGACCCATAACGCTACCCCAGGAGGGATATAAATAGGAAGAACAGCCTGCGCCAAAGCGTATGGACCCATTGCGCAATATAACTGCGGAACTACTATTACCTGACTTCCTGAAGGCCCTATGCCAATATTTAGCATCACGCTTCTTTGGCTAGAGGTAGTGTTCTCAACAAATAAGATCAGCACACCCCCGGGGTTGGAACCGGCGGCGACTAACTGCACCCAGGAACCCAGCGAATTAGCGGGAGAGCCTGCGGCAACACTCGTGCCCAGAGAACTGGCGGTCGCCGCCCCCGCAGTATATTGGTTCCCCCCATCGCTCAGAATCGGCCAATCAGCCGCCGAGACGGGGAAGGCCAGGAGGGCTGCCAGCGTCAGGGCTGCAAAGCACTTCATAATCTTTTTCATACCTTCACCCCTTTCCCGTGATCAGTGATCAGTAATCAGTAATCAGTAATCAGTAATCAGTAACCAGTAACCAGTTTTTGTTTTTGTTTTTGCCTTTACTGATCACTGGCCACTGACCACTAACCACTGGCCTCTGATTACTGACCACTGATCACTGATTACTTTTTTCACTTCTTAGGTCCCCGCGGGCACCGTGATCGTCCCGCTCAGGGAGCAGGGGCCGCCTGAGACGATGCTGGTGGTGTTGAGCACCAGGCTGGTAGCCGAAGTGCCCACGTCGCCATCGGCAATAGCCGTAGAACCATCGGATTTGAGTATGCGGAAATAACCCGCCGTCCCCGTAGCGGAGGCATTGACGTTGCTCACGGTCCCCAGAGTGATGACCCCGCCGGTATCCGTGTTGGTGGCGTTGAGCGTCCAGTCCACCAGGAGGGTGCCGGTGACCGCCCCATTCGGCCCGTTGGTATCGGCCCCGGTGTAGATTCTCAGGTGGCCGGAGTTCGTGTCGGTTGCGATGGCCGCACCGGCAGAGTGGCGCTCGGTGGTGGCCAGCACGAAGCTGGTACCGGAGCTGGTAACCACCAGGGCCAGGATGAAGGCTATTGCCAGTAGGGGGATTCTCAGCTTGTTCTTCATTTGCGTTCTCCTTCTTTTCCTTAGTTATCAGTAATCAGTAAACAGTTATCAGTGGTCAGTGGCCAGTGGTCAGTGGTCAGTGGTCAGTTTTTGCCTTTACTGATTACTGATTACTGATTACTGATTACTGTTTACCGGTCACTGATTGACCGGGCCGGTTAGTAAAGGTTGCAGGCGGCAGCACTAAATTGAGCTGCGCCCGGACCATCGGGATCTTGCTGCCCTGGCGGTCGAGATAAAGCTGGCGGCCCACCATCACGGTGACGATCAGACCCACCAGGAGCAGGTAGGCCTTGGCCAGGTAGAACAGGGCGTGAAGAACCTTTTTCAGCATAGGCGTTCTCCCCTTAGAAAGTGATCAGTGGCCAGTGGCCAGTAATCAGTAAAAGCAAAGCAAAAACCAAGGCAAAGTCAAAAGAGAAAAAACTGATTACTGATTACTGATTACTGATTACTGATTACTGATTACTGTTTACTGATCACTGATCACTGATCACTGATCACTATCTTCTACCCCGGCACCACCTTTTTCCATTTATCCAGCACCGCCTTGACCGAGGGCGGCAGCTCGGCCACCGTGAAGCTCGTGGTCTGGCCCTGGAAGGCGACGCTCTGGTCGCCGATGTGCCCCCGCTCCTTGAAGCGGAAGGCCACCAGCTCGATGACCGCCTGCTCCAGGTCGGGGGGCGCGGCATCATAGCCCGCGGTGTAATCCAGGGTGACGTTGCCCCAGCCCCGGGTGAAGCGATAGCCCTGCAAGATGAGCCGGCCCAGGGTGAAGCGGTAGACCGGGGTGACGGTGTCGGGGGCCGGGGGGATGGCCACGCCGTCCACCGTGACCCCGGAGACCGCGGTCACCGGGTACTCCCTGAAGTACAGCACCTGGGTGTCGTGGCCGTCCCGCACCTCGGCGTAGCTCTGGGAGAGGACCTGGCGGCTGAGGTAGGACTGCACCCAGGCGCTGATCCCGGCGATGAGGCGCACCAGCAGGGCGTCGCTAATATCGACGGTGAGGTTCAGCCAGGCCTTGACGTTGGCCAGGGTGGTCAGGTCCATTTAGTGTCCTCTTAAAAACCAGTTATCAGTGATCAGTGGCCAGTAATCAGTAAAAGCAAAGCAAAAACCAAGGCAAAGTCAAAAGAGAAAAAACTGATTACTGTTTACTGATTACTGATTACTGATCATATTTTAATCGTGTGCCGGATACCCACCCGGCGCCGGCGCCCCGGGTCCAGGTCCGGGGTTTCCGGAGCCTCGCCATCCAGGGGCAGATAGCCGCCCGCGATCAGCATGGGTGCCACGGAGTCGGGGACGTCCACCACCCCGTCAACCACCTTGTAATCCCGCTGGATGGTCACCGTGCGGATGGCCGGATTGGGGACCCGGAGCAACATTAAACCCCCAGTTATCAGTAATCAGTAACCAGTTATCAGTGGCCAGTGGTCAGTGGTCAGTGGTCAGTGGTCAGTGGTCAGTTTTTGCCTTTACTGATTACTGATTACTGATTACTGATTACTTGCCTTTGCCACTGACCACTGATCACTATCCGTTGGCGATGTTGGTGAGGATGGCCATCGCCGGCGGGAAGTAGTGCTTCAGCACGCCGTCGAAGTAGACGCCAAACTCATCGGCCCACTGCACCTTGGGCCAATCCACCGCGATGTAATCGAAGCGCAGGTCCATCTCCCGGACGTTGGCCACGTTGGAGAGGGGGTAAGGGATGATCAGGGTGTCGAACAGGATGGTGCCCGCCGGCATGTTGGGGTGCTGGCGGATCTTGATCTTCTTGCCGCCGCCCAGGCCCGCCCCGAACTTGTTCAGGTAGCTGTCCACCACCATGCCGCCCACCAGCTCCGATTGGTCCGCCTGGAACATGAAGTGGAAGGACTGGCTGGCGGTCGCGCCGGTGCCGGTGAGGATCTTCTGGGTGATGTTCTGGGCCTCCTGGCTGTTCACCCACATCTGCTCCGGGCCCAGGCGCCACTTGTCCCACATGTATTTCAGGACGGCGTCGATCTCCACCACGCCCCCCTTGCCGTCCCCGGTGAGGGGGGTGCCCACCCCCGGAGTGCCGGTGGCCTGGTTGGCGATATAGGCGCCGGAGTTGGCCTTCCAGGCCTGGTAGAGCAGGCCGTCATAGACCAGGGCGTTGAGGGAGTAATCCGCCGCGGTGAGGCTGGCCAGGGTCTGGGTGGAGGCCCCCACCGCGCCCAGGATGACGGAGTTGATGGTGGTGATGGCCGCCAGGGTGGCGGCGCCGCTGGTGCCGATGAACCAGGCGTAGGCCACCGCGCCGGGGACCACCGGGGTGTAGCAATTCACCGCGGTCTTGTTGTTGGCGGTTGTATGATTGGTGATGCCGGAGGCGAGGGAGCAGCCGCCGTTGATGGGGGTGCTGCCCCCGTAGGGGCCGGCGTTGCCCCGGGCGATGGTCTGGAAGATCTTGGTGGCCGCCGCGGCGACGCCGGGGCCTCCGGCGAAGTAGAGGCCTTCCAGGGTGAGGGCCACCACCGCCACGTCATATTCGGTGGAAGTCCCGAGAGTGCCGGCGGAGGCGTCGTCGACCACCGTGGGCGCGGTGGGCTGGGTCAGCACCAGGGCGGTGCCGTTGCCCCCCAGGTGCAGGAGCTCCTCGCCCAGGCGCACCGCCTTCAGGAGGTTGAGCCGGGCGGTGGCCCGGAGGTCCTGGTAGTTCACCGCGGCCCGCCAGGCCTGCTCGGTGACGTAGTCGTCCTGGCCCAGGAAGCGGTAGACCGCGAAATCTTCCTGGGTGGAGGTGGTGACCACCCCGCCGCGCTTGCCCTCGGCCACGCCCAGGGAGAGGTTGTTGACGTTGACGCCGGTGATGGCCTTCCAGCTGGCCTGGGAACCGAAACCCCCCACGCTCCGGGGGATGGAATCGACCAGGGGCGTCAGGTAGGGGAAGAGGTTCTTGGCCGGGGCCTCCAGGTTGTAGGCTTGCAGGCCCACGGTGGCCACGGAGCTCTGGGTGAAGGCCTTGAGCAGCTCCGGGCTGGGGTTGGCCAGCTGGGCCTTGATCAGTTCCAGGGTTGCCGCGATTTGGTTTGCATCCATTTTGTCATCTCCTTTTGAAACCAGTTATCAGTTATCAGTAATCAGTGGTCAGTGGTCAGTGGTCAGTGGCCAGTGGTCAGTGGTCAGTGGCCAGTGGCCAGTTTTTGCCTTTACTGATTACTGATTACTGATCACTGATTACTGATCACTGATCACTTTCTATTGCCGTCCGATGATGAAGGGATTGGCCAGGGCCGCCTTCATCTGCTCTTTGGCGGTGGCCTCGTGGTCGACGCTGCCGTCGGCCTTCTTGACGGTCTCGACCTTGGCGGCCGGGTCATCCTGCCCCAGGTCCTGGGACTTGC